GATGCAAGAAGTCTTGCTCTTGAAGAATTACCACTCATGGCTGAGTACAAAGCAAAATGGCTGACATCGTTCAAGAATTAGCAATCGTCCTCGGCGTTGACGCTTCGGGTCTTGAGAAGGGCATCCACCAAGCCGCGACTGCGCTCCAATCCGTAGCGGATCAGGCAAGCGCGGCGGTCGGCGGCGTGACTGAAGCCATCTCTGGGTCTTCTGGTCAGGCGGTCGCCGCTTCTGCGTCTGTTCAAACATCTGTAACACAGATCGGGAAGGCGGCAGAGGATGCATCGAAGAAAGCGAAGGGCGCTTTTGGCTCTCTGGCTTCTTCGCTCGGGAGCCTGAAGAAGTCCATCGCGGGCGTGTTGACTACGCTTGTCGGCGGTCTTGCTTCTGCGAAAGCCTTTGATGACTACATCAACAGAGCGAACGGGCTTGAGACGATGTCTCGCAAGACGGGCATCGCAGTCAAAGAGCTTGATGCTTGGTCTAAGGCTAACGTAGCGGCAGGCGGTACGGCTGAAGCTCTGCAAAGCACTCTGGAAAACTTCTACAAGAAGACGGGGCGTCCTGCGACTGAATTCTTCAAGCTCGGCCAGAGGATCGAGGGCATGAGCCGCTTACAGGCTCAGCGCTTTTTGGAGACTCAGGGCGTTGCTCTGGATGCGATTCCGATCTTTCTCAAAGGACAGAAAGCCGCCGATGAGCTTGTCAGCAAGTATCGCCAGACGGCTTTCACCGAGAAGGATACGAAGCTAGCCCGAGCATTCAAGAATGCATGGGATGACTTCAGGACTGCGGCGGGCGATGTCGCTTCTGTCGCTTTCCGTGCCGTTCTTCCCGCTCTGACTGCGCTCGGGCGTTGGATGAAGCGCTTGATGAAGCTGATCAGGGACAATATTCAATTTCTGACGATCTTGGGTGGAGTCCTGGCTGTCGCTTTCGGTGCAAAGCATCTCGCAGAGATCAAAGCCATGATCATGGCGGTCAAGGCTTTCGGCTTAGCGCTAAAGACATCCTTCTTGCCGCTGACCGCCATTGTTGCCGCTGTTGTCGCTCTGGGGCTTGCGATTGATGACCTCATGACCTTCGCGCAGGGCGGGGACAGCATGATCGAGCGCATGATGCGCTCTATCGGCATCGGCTCTGAGACGATTGAAGAAGTGCGCAAATCCTTCGGGACGCTCTTTGATGCTATCGGGAAAGTCTGGGACGCAGTCAAGCCGCTCTTTAGCGGAGCGATCTCGCTTGCACTCAAAGCTATCTCTGGTTTGCTGACGGGGATCGCGGTCATTATCGCGGGACTGATCGCCGCTATTACGACAGTCGTAACGAAGATTGATGACTGGGCTAAAGCGCTCTACAACTTGATGCCGTCCTTCAGCGACATCGGGAAGTTCTTCGCAAAGCTCGGAGATCTTGCGTCCGAGGTCGGTCAGAAAATCAAAGACGCTTTTCTGGATGCTTTCAAGCCTGTCATCGAACTGTTTGAGATGGCAAAGGGCGGAGTCGGGAAGGTCTGGGACGGAGTCAAGAACATCTTCGGCTTCGGCAAGAAGGACAACCCGCCGAGCGCTCAACAGCAGTCGGTTCTTCAGCAATCTTCGACAACGAACTCCATGCCCGTCAACTCGACCATGAATCAGGTCATCAACATCCAGACTCAGGACAATCCGCAGGCCATCGGGGCGGCTGTCGGCGCTTATACCAACCGAGCGACAGACAGAATGTCAACGGGCGCAATGCAGGCTGTCCGTGGTGTTCGGCTCAAGGGGTAAAAGATGGAAGTCTCTAGATACGCCCTTTTGGGCGCTGACGATCAGCCTATCTGCGATTACGACGGCATTCTGGAAGTGACCAAAGCTCAGACCTCGCAAGTCTTGACCGAGCCGATTGAGAACGGAGAATTAGCCGCTTTCAACAAAACGCAAGCGCCTGATTCGGTCAAAGTCTCGCTTTCGCTTGGCTATGACCCCGCGAAGCAGACTGTCGCAATGGGTCGGCTCAAGGCTCTCAAGCAAGGAGTCGGGAGTCAGTATCTCTGCAAGCTAGTAAGCCCCGAGGATGTGACCGAGAGTCTTGCACTTGAGACTATCGGCACGGCGCACACAAGCGCCAACGGAGCGACTCTGCTGACTGTAGAGCTGTCCTTCATCCGCATCCGAGCCGTGCAAGTCTCCGTTTCTTCTTCTCGGGGGTGGACTCCGAAGAATGCAAGCGCGGCACAGCCTGTAAACGGCGGTCGGGTGCAGCCGAAATCAACGCTAGTTCGTCTCAATGGGGGCTAAGACATGACGATGGAAATTCCGCTTAGTGCAATTCCTTTTCAGCGCGTGTCGCTTGTGATCGGCTCTCAGTCAGTTGAGATCGAAGTGCGCCAGATGGGGTCGAGCGTCTTCACTTCTGCCGTTGTGGACGGAGTGCAGATCACGCGCTCGACTCGTGCCGTGAATGGCGGCGAGTTGTTTCCTTGGACTTTCCCAGACAAGCCCGCAGAGATCAAGTGGGTTGATACGCAGGGCGATGCCGATCCGCAATATGAGGGACTTGGCTCCCGTTGGCTTTTGGTCTACGAAGAATGAACAGCTATAGCCCGAAAAATCTAGTCATCGAGATTGACATCGAGGGCGAGCATCTGGTTTTTGATGGCTTTGCCTGTTCCGTTAGGATCAAGCGCCAAGGAGTCCCCGAACTGCCGAGTCTGCAAGCTCGGCTCTGGGGACTGTCAGAAGCCCGCATGGCTCAGCTGACGATGCTGAGCTTTAACGCTCTCAGTCTCAAGCGCAATCGCATCATAGTCAGGGCGGGAGAAGGCTCAAGGCTCTCGACTGTCTTCATGGGCGAGATAACCAACTCCGCGCCAGACTTCAACAGCGCCCCGAGTCCCGTTCTCAATATCGAAGCAATCACGGCATCTTTTGCCAAGTTGGAGCCGACTCCACCCGTCAGCGTGAACGGCTCCCAGAGCGCCGCTTCTCTAGTCGAGTCCTTTGCCAAGCAGGCGGGCTTTAATTTCCGCAATGAGGGCGTGACTGCTTCTCTGGCTGACTGCGTTATCAACGGGGATCCGATCAGCAAAGCGGAGTGGGTCGCTAATGCAGTCGGAGCCGACCTGATCTTTGAAGACGATACCGTTGTCTTGCTCCCTGCTGACAAGGCTCGGGGACATTCATCTGTGACTGCAATAAATCCGCAGAACGGGCAGATCGGCTATCCGAGTTTCGATCAATTCGGGATTCGGTGCAAAACCTTCTTTAGACCTGATCTCTCTATCGGAGACACAGTCCAGATCACAAGCAGACTGCCCAGAGCGTCAGGCGCTTGGCGCTTGACCTCTATCGAGCATTCTTTGAGCGCCAATCTACCGACCAACGGCGATTGGTTCACAGACTTTGCGGGGACTTGGTTCAATGGCTGACGAATCTTTGAAGATGCCCGCAAGGCTTGCAGACTTTGCGAGTGCATACAACCAACAAATTTTTCTGATCAAGCAGATCATCAAGCAGTCAGTCTGTACCGCTATCCCTGTCAGGGTTGACTCCGTTGAGCGCTCGGGAGATGGCTCTGGGGCGGGAACATTGAGCGCTACTCCTTTAGTCGCTCAGACGGATGCAGACGGGAATTTAATCCCGCCTGTAAGCATCCCGCGCTTGCCGTACTTCAGACTTCAGCATGGCACGGCGGCTGTGATCTGTGACCCAAAAGCGGGTGACATCGGCCTTGCGATCTTCGCTCAGCAAGATTGCACCAATGTTAAGGGCGGCTCTGATCCTGTAGTCCCTGGCTCCTTCAGATGCTTCGACATGAGCGACGGCTTTTATATCGGGGGCTTCTTCGGAAAGACTCCCGAGACTTTCGTTCATCTTGAAGACAGCGGAGAGATCGTCATAAAAGCCACGCAACAGGTGCAAATCGAAGCGCCAAGCGTGTCCGTGGACGCTAACCAAGAAATCCTATTAACCGCTCCGAGAATCGTCATTGATGGCGCGATTACGGGCGGCGGGTCTGGACAGCATACCGCGACCTTTACAGGGGATGTCATCGCTGACGGCATCAGCTTGAAGACTCACACGCATGGCGGAGTTGAATCTGGTAGCGACAGCACAGGAGAACCGAACTCATGACCAATGCTTTAACCGCAAAACTTACAGCCGATTGGGACTTGCAGATCGGCTCGAACGGCTCTTTGCTCATGTGCGACAGGACTGAAGCCGTAGCCCAGAACATCGCTTGCGCCTGCAAGAACTTCCGAGGGGGCTTGTATTTTTATGCCGACTCTGGAATCGCTTGGTTCTCTGAAGCTCTAGCGCTGAAGTTCCGAAGATCAATTATCGCTGCGCGGATTCGTGAAACCGCTCAGAGCATTGAAGGAGTCCAAAGCATTGACTCGGTGCGAGTTGACTCTTTGGACTTGAAGACAAGGACAGTATCGGGAGAAGTCTCCTTTACGACTATCTGGGGTGAAAATGGCAAGACTAGAATTTGACGAATCGGGCGTGATCGTCCCGACTGCGCAGGAAATTAGAGCCGATTGGGTCGCAACGATTGAGAACATCTTCTCGGTCGCTGACCCAGACATTCAGGTCAACACCGACCCAGACCAACCGCTCGGGCAGTTGATTGATGCCATCGTGGCAGAGATCATCGCCAAGAATAGCGAGATCTCCTTCTTGGCTTCTCAGTACAGTCGCAAGCAAGCGACGGGATCCTTCTTGGATGCTCTCAATAGTCTGTACTTCTTGGATCGAAAAGCCGCCGCTTCGACTGTCGTTCAATGCACTTGCGCAGGCTTGGCGGGGACTGTGATCCCCTTCGGCGCGATGGTTTCTGACCTTGACGGCAGACGCTTTCGCTGTCTGACGGCTACAGAGATCGGCGCATCTGGGACGGCTCTCGTGGACTTCTCAGCCGTTGAGGTCGGCGCTCTGGATGTTCAAGCCCAGACAGTCACCCGCATTATTACGACTGTACCTGGCTGGGACTCTGTGACGAATCTCACGGCGGGCGTGAGGGGCAGAGTCAGAGAGTCCGATGCAGAGTTCAGAGTCCGAGCCGCTGAGTCTGTCGCCTACAACTCACACGGCACAGTTGACGCTATTCGGGCGGCGGTTGCCGCGCTCGATGGTGTCATTGATGTCGAAGTCCTTGAGAACGCCACGAATCAGCCTGTGACCTCTTGGGGCATCTCCATCCCTGCGCACTCTGTCGCGGTATGCGTTGAGGGCGGCGAGTCTGCTGACCTCGCTAAAGCGATTTACGAGAAGAAGTCGAGCGGATGCGGGACAAGCGGCAACACTCAGGTGACCTATCAAATCCCGCAGGGCGCGACTTACTCCTATCAGGTATTGCGTCCGACTGCGACAACGCTGAGCGTCAAGGTCATCTTTGCTTCTGCGATCCCTGAAGCCGAACAGGATGCAGTCAAGGCGGCGATTCTCGCAGATGCCAACGGTGAAGGGACGCTCCCGAGAATCGGCCTTGCTCAAAGGCTTTACGCTTCTCGCTTTTGGCAAGCCATCGCAGGGGCATCCGATACCCCTCTCGCCATTGTGCAAGTCGCTCTCGGTGAAGGGGCTTTCTCGGACTCTGTGACGATTGATGCTGATGTCGAGCCTGTCATCTCTGAGAGTTCGATCATCATCGGAAACGAGGTGCAGTTATGACTAACACTCAGACATGGCGAAATGTCCTGAGTTCGGCTGACTTCTGCGCGATTCCCGATGTCCCGAGCGACACAACGCAAGCGCTCCAACCTCAGTACAGCCACGCCGAACGCTTTACGGCTCTCGCTGACTTCATCCATGAAGAACTGGACGCGACTCCAGAGATTGAAGATCTGATCCGATATGTCGCAGACCCAGCAACGGCGCATGGCGTGTTCTTGGATTGGCTTGGTGACAGGGTCGGTGCGGCTCGGGTCTTGCAGATGGACGGCGGCTCTGTGTCGCTTGACGATGAGGACTACCGATTCCTGATCATGCTGAAAGCGCTGAGAAACATCTCCGCAGAGAGCGCATCCGTCATCAATGACTTGCTGTCTCGCTTGCTGTCTGTCCCTGTTTGGGTGGTCGATAAACAGGACATGACAATCGAAGTGCGGATCTTGGGCAAGTTGACTGTCAATCAGTTGGCAATCCTGAGAACTTACGGCATCCCTAATCGCCCTGCGGGAGTGCAAGCGAGGATCTTCATCATCGACCCGAGCGCTCCGTTCTTGGGCTTCTACGGCTCAGAGCTTCTGCCGTTCGATCAGGGCATCCTTTATCAGTTTGATTCAATTTACGAGGGTTAAATCGTGAGTAACTATCCTCAGACTTTACTCAAGGCGGCTTTTGCAAGCCTTGGCGATAAGACTTTGCCGCCACAGACCGCCGCTCAAGCAGGGACGGGACGCTTTTCGCAAGAAGAAGGGTTCGGAGAGGTCAACTCCACGCCCCTCGCTGATGGCGGCATTCCACCTTTCCGTGAGGACATGAACGGAGTCCTCTATCTGTTGTCGCAGTTCGCATTGTGGCAACAGCAGGGCGGTCTGATGAATTGGTCTGCCGCTCTCACTTACGAGGTCGGGAATGAGATTCTGCACAACGGGACTAAATATCGGTGCATACAGCAATGCACGAACATCGTCCCGCCGAACCGCGCCTATTGGAAAGACCTCGACCGATCTTCTGTCCGTGGCGGGACTGTGATCACAGCCTACAACGTGACTGTGGACAGCAACGGACACCCGATTTTTTGGGGCGAGTCTGAAGCCGATGAGAGCTTTCTGCTTTGCGATGGTCGCTCTGACGGACTCGGTGGCAATGTCCCGAACATGATCGGACGCTGTGTCCGTGGCTCTCTCCCGACAGATGCAGGGCAGACTGGCGGCGCTGACAGCGTGACCCTCTCTGTCGCTCAGATGCCGCAACACTCGCATGGCGTGACAGTCGGTACAGCGGGCGCTCATACCCATACCCGAGGATCAATGAACATCAAGGGCGCTATAGCGGGCGGGTGCGTTGAGGAATATGGCGCATCAGCATCGGGCGCTTTTGCGATTGACCAAACGCGATATGTTGGTGCAGGCACGGGGCATCAAGATTTTGGATTCACTTTTGATGCATCGCGCTCGGGCGCTTGGACGGGCGAGACTTCTCAGAATGGCGGACACACGCACACCGTCACCATCGGCAATACAGGCGGCGGCACGGCTGTTGACATACGAAACAAGTTCTTCACGATGGCATTTTTCATCAAGCTCCCCGACTGAGGTTAGAAAATGGCAGATGTAACTTTTAGATTTGATCGTGCGCCGACTGGTGAACTCAGCGGCGAGAGCCTTGTGGAGCAGACTGAGCAGGCTCTTTCTGAACTCGGACAAGAGTCCTCTCAGGCCGAAGAGAAGGCAGAAGAAGCAATCCGAATTGCGAACGCCGCAAGCGAAACCGCCGATCAGGCTGTAGCGACTGCGACTCAGGCTCAGACCACAGCAAACAGCGCTTTGACCACGGCTCAGAGCGCTCAGTCCACAGCGAGTCAAGCCGTCCAGACCGCTCAGAGCGCTCAGACAACCGCACAGAGCGCCGTGCAGACTGCACAGAATGCCGTCTCCACGGCTCAGAGCGCTGTGACCGCCGCTCAGTCTGCTCAGACTGCCGCCGAAAATGCCGAGAGCAACGCCGCCGATGCGGCATCCGCAGCCGAAAGTTCTGCAAGTTCTGCAAGCGCCGCACAGACCGCCGCAGAAACCGCTCAGACAGACGCTAACACCGCCGCCGCACTTGCAACCCAAGCGCAAGAAGCCGCCGCACGTTCCGCGCAGTCAGCCGCCGAATCTGCTCAATCTGTAGCGGCATCCGCTCGACAGATTGGTGAAATTATCTCTAGTACGTTGCCTATTCAGAGCGCAGGGATTCACTTGCTTGACGGCGCTTTAATTGACGGAGACGGCATTTATTCCGCTTTCGTGGATTACATTGCAGGGCTTTACGAATCCGATCCGACCGCCGCTTACTTTACTGACGAAACCTCATGGCAGACGGCGGTAACGACTTACGGCGTTTGCGGTAAATTCGTCTATGACTCTGTAAATGAGACTGTCAGACTACCGAAAATCACAGGCATTGTCGAAGGGACTACTGACCTGACAGCGCTTGGTGATCTTATTCAGGCGGGGTTGCCGAACATCGAGGGATATTTTAGAGCGCGATTAAACAACGGCGGCTACTACGCAGGAATCGCGAATGGGGCGGGCGCTTTCTATGGAGACGGCGTTGACGGAAATAATGTTACTAATGTTTCAGGATATCAGACAGGATATAAGAGCGAGTTTAATTTTGACGCTTCTCGATCCTCTGCAATTTACGGCAATTCCACCACAGTCCAACCGCAGACGATTAAAACCCTTGTTTACATCGTAGTTGCGACAGTTACTAAGACCGATATTCAAGTTGATATTGATAATATCGTTACCGATCTGAATAATAAAATCGACACAGTAAATGCCGTTGATATTTTCTCTGCTCAGACGATCACGGGCGTTAAGACTTTTACTTCTAGCCCGATTGTTCCTACTCCCGCCGCAGGTGACGATTCCACAAAAGTAGCGACAACGGCTTTTGTGGCTCAGGCTTTTTCTCAAAGAAAATCTGATTTAAATAGTCATTATTTGTACGCAACAAATATTGATGTTGACATTAGCACGAGCGGGGACAAGGACATTTGCAGTATTAACCTCGATAGTAGTATCGCAAGATATTGGCTATGCATTGGATGGGTTGACGTAACCACTTCAGAGAGCGGCAATGTCGTTGGCGCATTTGTTAATGGAATGAATCTTCCTTGGGCGAGAACGTCGTCATATCTAGGCGGCGGCGTTACTGCCGTTGGTATAGCAGATGCAGAGGTAAATTCCGTGGCTACGCTTAAAGGTTTTTTTTCCACCACGAGTTCAACAGCGAAATTGCGCGGAAGTCTTAAAGTGATTCCCATCATGTGAGGGTAATTATGTGGATTAAAAGAAACGGAAACGGCGAAATTACGGGATGCTCCTCGCACCCGTCCAATATGTATCCTGAGCAGACTGATGAGGAAATCATCGAGGTCGGTTTCAAGTATTTCCTCGCTTCTCAGGTTGATGAAATCAAGGCGGAAACTGAGCGCTACGCAAAACAGCAAGCCAAGGATTCACGGATTGCAGAGTTAAAAGCGCTTTTGGCTTCTACTGATTACATCGTGCTAAAGATTGCCGAGGGTGCGGCTACTAAAAAAGAGTACGCCGAGAAAATTGCACAGCGTCAAGCATGGCGCACGGAAATAAACGATCTTGAATCCGAGGACAGTATCGAGGAGTAAATCATCATGTTGGCGATCTTGAAATGGATCGTCCTTCTCCCTGTTTTCTTTCTGAGCAGTGCGGCGGCGTGGTTGGTCAGTCCAATCGCGCCTTTTTTTGCTCATGATTACAGCTTGAGAGGGACTTGGCTTTGGTGGAGTACGACCCCGAACACAGATCTCCGAGGAGATCCCGATCATCAGGAGCGGTTTCACTATTCAAATTCTTGGTTTCAGCAAGTATGGTGGATCGTCAGAAATCCCGCTGTGAATTTCCAAAGAGATTACCTCGGCTATGAATTCACGCCTGACGATGATTATTTTCAACACCATAAACAGTTGTCAAATGGCGGCATCTGGAAGCGTGAGACGATCTTCAAAGATGGTCGGCTCAAGTGTTGGATGATCTTCTTTCTGATCGTCTACCCCTTTAAAAAGGACAAGGGTTTTCGCTTTTTAATAGGGTGGAAAACTTGGGATTTTGGAGCAAAGAATCCGCTCCAGATGACTTGCAGAATCACGCCGTGGAAAAGCGTTTAGGGGGATTCAATGACTTTCTTTAATTGGGTCTTTCCCGATGCTTTTGACAAGTTCTGCCTGTTTCTAGGAGCGCTCTTCGGGGCGCTCTTTCAATTTGCTTTCGGGGAGATGACAAACGGGCTTTTATGGCTTGTCTGCTTCTCCATCGGGGATTGGATGACGGGAACCTTTGCCGCGATCAGGACGGGAGAACTGAACTCTGACGCGGGTCGGACAGGGATCATGCGCAAGGTGGTCATGTTCGCTTTTGTGTCCTTGGCTCACGGCTTGGACATATCGCTTGCCGACCTCGGATTTACTTCTTTTTCCTTCATGTCGCTGACGATCACGGCCTTGATGGTGAATGAAGCCGTCAGCATCGTTGAGAACTTCGACAGGGCGGGTCTTGCGGGCTTTGTCCCTGTCGTGATCCGTCAGAGCTTGAAGACGATCAGAGAAGCCGCCGAGCAGAAAATCATCAACATGGACAAGAAAAATGATCATCGCAGAGACTAAAAAATTCGGAGAGTGGGATCCGTCTCTCGCCGCTCCCTTTGTCGGGAACTTTGAAGGATGCAGACTGACCGCTTATCGCTGTCCCGCAGGGGTCTGGACGATAGGCTACGGGCATACAGGAAAAGGGGTGCGGGAAGGTCTTGAGATCACCCAGATGGAAGCCGACGCGCTTCTGATTGAAGACCTGGCTCGACATCAAAGAGCAATCGCTGATCTGATCCGAGTCCCTGTCTCTGAGAACCAATTCATCGCTGTCTTGTCGCTTGCTTTCAATATCGGAGCGACTGCTTTCCGCAGATCTTCAGTCCTGAAGAATCTCAATAACGGCGCTCCGCTCCAAGCGGCAGAGTCCTTCTTGCTCTGGAACACAGTCGGCGGCAAGCCGAATCGAGGTCTGACAAGGCGCAGAAACGCTGAGAGGCGCTTATTTTTGAAGGGGTAAGGGGTGAACATCTCTCTACTGCTTAGAGCGCTCCCTTGCGTGATCTGTGCGCTTCTGGGGGCGTTCTTCACTCGGCTCTGGTATGTCCACAAGATTGACGGCATGACTCTCGCTCATGCTAGGGCGTTGGAGCAGGCCAGAGCCGAAAACATCCAAGGTCTGAAAGATGCGACAAATACTGTCTTGCTTGCTGACAATCGCTATCGTCAACTGCTTGCTGATCGTTCTTCTTTGCTTGAGCGCTTGCGCCGCGCCACAGCCGACAAGCCAAGTCAAGACGGAGATCCCGTCCGAGCTTGTGAAGCCCGAGCTACCGCTTTGGGAAAAATGGTCAGAGACCTATCTGACATGGCTGAGAAGTGCGACAGCGGATGGCACGAGTGCGCAAAGCGAAAAGACGCATTGATTGAGGTTATCAAGTGACTTGATAAGGCTTACAGTAGCTTAGTAAGGACTGTAAACCGTACGATTTTATCGTACCTTTCAGAAGCGCATGTATAATTGCAATGCCTTGCCAAAGGCTGTTTCATAAATTCCAAGAGTTCAGTTTCTCGGCCGACCTCTTGGCCACGGTTAACTATGAAACCTCGCCCCAAGTCACTGCAATGACTTGGGGCTTTCCTTTTCAGTAGTCAAAGGATCTTTGACAACTGAGCTAAAAGACAATTAAAAACAAAGCCCCGATTTGATGTCGGGGCTTGTCTTTTTTTGTGTCTGCGATTTGTCACTCAGGCAGATATGTCCATCGCTTGTAATCAGGATCGTCTTTGATGATTTCAGGGTGTCCAAAAACGAAGCCAAAACCGCCGTCAGAATATTCAACAAATACCCGCTCCGCATTGCTTGATGGCGCTTCGCTAACGGGATGCCATTCGATAATTGATCTGTTTTTCTTTGCTTGCTCTTCAATATTAGCCATTAGTTTTGCGCCGTCATCCCAATAATCAGATGAACTTTCGTCGATCCCCCTCCACAAAAGAGTATCAAGCAATTCCAACTCTTCTTGGCTTAATTCAATTACAACCTTTTTGCTCATGCTGTTTGCTCCTTATCGGTCGGGCACAGCGATTCGGGCTAAAAGTTGCGCGGTCTCATGCTCTCCTGAGGTCTTGAAGGACTCTGCCAGAGCCTTGGCGATTCGCGCTCTGTCTTCAGCGCTGAGCCTGACCTGTTCCCGAGCGCTATCAATCTGGACTCTGAGCCACTTCGACCCGCCCAGAGCCTTGAACCGCTCAGCCTGCTCAGCGCTCTCAAGTGCGACACAGATGCGATGCTTCATAATGCTCCCTCGCTGAATGCTTCATGGATCGCCTTGTCGGCGCAGACCTCTTTGGCGAACTTCGTCAGCGCAGACTTCAGAAAGCCGTCGCCGTACCAATCTTTAGCCCAGAACCAAGGAGCGCACCAAGGTGCGGGGGTCTCGCAGTCTGCGCTTGCGTTGTATCCCTTCACATGATCCTTGAAGTAGTCCTGCAAGAATTCCGCAATTTCGTCCCCGAAGTTGTCCACGAGATAGTCTTCGATTTCGTCGGTGTCGCAGATGTGGCTTTCTTTGTACTGAGGCATCTCGCCCCTTTCACGCACTCCGTCCCGCGTCACGATTTCAATACAGCACCTGTCGAGCGTCTTGCCCGAGATGAATGCGGTGAATTCGTCTGCATCGGTCTGGATCGGGATTTCCTTCATCTTGGTGGTCTTGATCTTGATGGTTGTCATGATGATTGCTCCTAGAGAGTTAGTAAGTCTTCCACTTTTCATCGGAAACCTTCACGCAGATCGGTTCGGTTACGAACCCCTGACTGTTGACGCTGTTGCCAATGATCAGCGTTGTGCCGACAAATACTCGATTGCGGCTGGCAATCCGTTTTGCGATAGTGAGATTCGTTGCTTCGATCTTTCTTGCCTTAGAAAAACTTTGCGGATTTTCCGTTTCCATGCAGTAGAAGATGCGCTTTGTTGTCATGATGTATTGCTCCTAGTCTGTCGGGAGCGGTCTGAGCCGCCCCCCTTGTGGTCTGTCTGTTAGAAGGTGTTAAGGACGCTCTGCTCATTGAGCTTTGCCATCGTCTCGAAGCCGTCCAGAGCATTGATCGCGGTCTGGATGTTCTTCAGCATGAACGCTCGGAGATCCTTGTCCTTGATGCTATTGCAAGCGCTCTGAAGGTTCTGAGCGAGGGTCTTGGTCTTGGTAGAGACGCGGGCGATTTCAGATGCGATTCCCAGAGCTTCAAGCTGTTCTCTTGTGGCGATCCCGAATTCCTTAGTCTGTTTCATGTTTGCTCCTTGTGGACTTGCGCCCTGTTGTTCTATGAGGAGCATTATATACACTTTTCTTTTAATCGTATATACGACAACAGAGAAAGGACATATATTTTTGATCTAAGTTAACTCTCGCGCCCATCGCTCCAAGACCTCTCGCCTTGGCTCAAGAAAGTCATCCCGCAAATAGGCTTGCTCCGTAGCCGTCCCGACTTCATGACTCAAACAGCGCTCAGCCGTGTCCCGATCAATCCCAGAGCGGGCGCACCAATCTCGGAAGGTCGAGCGCACTCCGTGAATAGTCGTAGAGCGTCCGACAATCTTGCAGATCTTCAGTCTGGCAGAGTCAAGACTGACCATCCCGTGCAAGCCCTGATAAAGATACCCGTCTGGGCTTGCCATCGTCAGCGCTTCGACTGCTAAACAGGACAAAGGGACTCGCCTATCGCCCCTGCTGACTTTCTGAGCGATGGACGGCACGATCCAGAGGTCAGCCGATACCTGGCTCGCTGTCGCTTGCCGTGCTTCAGAGACACGGCAGACAGTAGCGAGAACGAACAGAATCAGCCCAGAGACGGGCGAGGGATGCGCTCGGCAGTAAGAAACAACCTGACGCAGTTCTTCAACGCTTGGCGCATCATGATGCTGACGGACGATGACCTTAGTTATTGGGGGCAGAAAGAATTGCAGATTGCTTCGCCATTGAGCGGGGTTGTCGCTCCGATAGCCCTTGACGATGCACCAATCGAAAATAGCTGAGAGCCGTTGCTGTAAGCGTCTTGCCGACTCGGGCTTAGTGTTCCAGATGGGTCTAAGGACTTCTAAGACATCTTCCCTCGTAATCTGGTCGGCTCTGAGCCGTCCTAAAAGCGGGAGTGCATCATTCTCAAGGCAGGCTCTCCATTGTGTAGATGAGCGCACATTCTTCCAACGCTTGACCCGCTCTATATCAATCAAAGCCAGACGGCAGACCTCGCGGAAGTCTGGGACTGCTTTCGGCTGCTCGGATGAGTCCCCTGCCGCTTCGATCATGCTCCCGACCTTGGCTTTAGCTTGTCTCAGAGTCAGATCGTTGACGCTCCCGATAGAGCGCTCCCGAGCCTTGCCCTCGATCATGAATCTGACAACGTATTGCTTCGCACCGTTCGCTCTAGTTACGACATAGAGATTCGGCGCGACTCTTTTTTTAGACCTCTCGCCCACAATTTGCCCCCAAAATTTCAGATGTTCAGAAAGTCAGCCCACAAGGTCAGCCCACAAAAAGAGGACAATTCTTGATGGCTTCGGGTGGATTCTATCGGACTCAGATAGAACGGATGCAGACAGGAATAGACAGTAGAAAGCCCGAGAACATTGAGCGCATAAAGAAAAGCCCTGAAACTGCTAGGCTTCAGGGCTTCGGGATTCTGGCGGAAGGGGAGACCGCAAAGAGCGCTTGATAAAACTGTCTTTTTTGAGTCAGCCCACAAAATAAGACACAAAAAGCACTCTCATTTTCCGAAGTCTCTCCCGATTTCAACCTTGAAAGAACCGCAAGACAGGTCAATGGTCTTGATCAATCTCCCGTCCTCTTCCATGTAAGGCGCTTCGTTCATCTCAGAGGCCAGACGATCCGTCAGACATTCATAGCGCTCGACATCTTCTTTGCATTCTGCGAGAACCTTTCCCGCAAAGTCGAGAGCGTCCAGAACGATTATCAGCGTGTCCTCATCAATCAGCAGACGCTTGCTCATGCTCCACCCCCAGACGATTAAGGTCATTCCAATCTGCATCGTCCGACCAATCGAAGTCAGGCTCAAGACAGATCAGAGGATTCTCGACTGCGAACCAATAGCCGTCCTCTACGTTGTGCCAGAAGTCAGCGACCCACCGCCCGCACTTGAAGACCCCATACTCCCGAGCATCGGTCACGGCTCGGAGCTTCAAGAATTTGAACTTACCTTCAAGCCGTTCCCAATTGCCCGAGCGCAGATCATAGCGAAGGGGCGTGAAGGTCAAGCCCTGCATGAATTTGACCGCTTCACAGTCCTCGGTCGAAGCGTCCCAGATCTTCTGCTCTAAAATCTTCTGAATTGACATCTCTCTTTTCTCCTAGTTTGTGTCGAGTTCTTTCCACACGATGCTCGGCCTGTCCTCTTCGCAATCGCTCAGAAGGTCACGCACTATCGGCTGGTCTTTCGGCTCAAAGTGAGCAAAGCGCCGACCGAAGGGGCTATATCCCGTCAATTCCACCGTCCCGCCCAGATCAAAGAGCTTGCAGAGGTAGAAAATCGTGAATTCATCTCTGGTCGCTCGGACAAGATACAGCTTACCCATCTGGCTCGGGAATTCGTCTCTAATGTCTTTCCATTCGCTCATGTTGTCACCTTGTCGCTTGCTTGATCGCCCAATCTAAGACCTTCTGTCTGTCTTCAGGCTTCAGGATCTCTGCTAATCGGTAGTCGGTGAAATGGGTGCTTGTCAGCCCTTCAAGAGTCCTGATTGATGTCTCAATCCATCGGACTGTGGCTTTCGCTTCTGGCGGCATCCCAGACGCTCTATATTTGGTCTGCGCCTGAGAGATGCCCCGATTCAGCGCTCCGATCAGCTTGTCCTTTGAGACGTAGCCATTCACCGCTTGATATTCCTTTCTGCCTTGGCGATGGCGGCTTGCTCTGCTTTCTTGACGCTTGCACCATTCCAGAAGACTTTGCGTCCGACCTTGATGCTCTGGGGCAATTCGCCCCGTCTGATCATGGCGTAAATCGTGGCTCGGCAGACTCCGAAGTGATCTGTCATCTGGTCAATCGTCATGCGTTCTTTAATGCTCATAGATAAAACCTCATCGGCAGTTTTGCCGCTCTTAATTTGATCGCTTGCTTTCTAATGTCCCTCGGCTCGATTGTCATGAGTCCAGAGGTCGGCTGACAGGTCATGTATAAAACCGCTTTGTAAACATCCAGACACCATGCAGGCTCAAGGCTCCATTCCGTCTCGATGACATCAAGAGCCAGATCGAAAATATCTTTGATGTCTGCGATTTCTCTCAGCGTGGCGACAAAGTCATGCTTCTCGGATCCTCTGAAGTAGAAGGTCTGGAAGGACTTGATGCGCTTGCTCAGATAATCAAGCGACTCCTTTTTGCTCTCTGCGCTGATATGGTTCCCGACTCCGAGCAGAGCATTCGCAAGATGCAAGACATCGCGCATCATTGCTAGGTCGTTCAAGTTGCATCCCCCCGTCTGGATCTTCTCTTCGGCAATCAAGCAAACATTCGTCAGAAGGTGCTTGAACCCCTCGCGATGCGCTTCAGGAATGAACATCGCATAGTCGCCGTTCATCCTAGAGCGCTTCGGATGCCGTGGCTTCTTAGACTTCGGCATCCTGTCCTCACTTGATCACGAGCTTCTGGGTTCTAGTCAACTTCGCCCCTGGCACGTCCCTTCCCGCTTTCAGCGCGGCCTTGATGGCGGCCTTGTCGATGCTTGTCTCCATCTTTGCCTTGATGAAATCGGCGGGGATCTGGGCTTCATCGAAGATCATGACGCTCTCGGGATTCTGTCGCACCTGAATCGCCACATCTGGCGCTTCGATCAGCTTGCTGTCAAGCGACTGCATGGCTCCCAGCATCTGGGACTCAAGCCACGCCTGACGGCGCTCCTCGGTCTTGATGCGCGTCTGGATATTCTTCGCAGCCTGCTTCATCCCTTCAAGCGTGACACGGCGCATCGCCAAATACTTTCCCGTTGAGACGATCTTCGCTTCTGCGCTGAGTTGGACGGCTTGCAGTTCTTCAGTCCCGACGATCTCCCCCGTCTCCTCATCCACTCGCACGTTGTCGAGGGCATTGATCAGGGCATCTGAGATTTCATAAATTTTCAGTTCGGACATTGTTCTTGCTCCTAGAGTCTTAGAGTCTGTAAGAATCGATCAGGCGGTTGATAAAAGCGTCAGGACTACCACCCGCCATCTCGATGGACTTCAGATATTTGCGGTTCGGCTCGCTAATCTGGATAAGCATCGAATCGGTGCTTTGCGGCATCTGGACAAGCTCGGGCGCTTCTTCCCAAGGACAAGGGACATCATCAATCGGGAGTTCTTCTTGGGATCGGTTAGAGCGGCGATTGCGTCTTTTCTCTGCCCATGCAACCGCTTCATCAAAAACCCGCTTGGTAAAGCACCGACTTCTTGAGCGTCCAACACTTGAATCTGGAGCCTGTGCGGCGATCTTGTTAATCTGGCGATAGATGCTCGACTCAGCGGCATCGGAGCCAAGGACGCTCTCGCAAGCCTTCAGGATGGCGACAAAGGTAAACGGATACTTTTGCGGATCAAATACGCCATTGCTGTGATAGTGGAGCCTTGCAGATTTATTCCACGCCAGAAGGGACTCAAGAAAGGCTTCGGAATAGCGCTTGTCAGCGCCCTCTCCGTTCCAATCGGTTCTGGTCAATTCCATCTGACGAATACGGCTAACGATCGAAGCGCCGCCCCTGTTTTTTTGGCTCTGGCATTGAGCGATCAAGTTCTTTCGGGTGAGAGTGAATTCGTTTTCCATGATGTTCTCGGTTCGGTTGTCTCTGGGAGCGGTCAGCCCCCAGAGCGCTGTTAATGGTTAGAAGGGAATCGCGTCATCAATGACCTGTTCGGGACTGAGCGGAGCAGTCTGCACAGAAGCCTGATGCGGGGCAGACTCAAAGCTGTCGCTCTTGATCGGGGCGTGTTCGTCCTGTAACTTGGTCAGCAAGTAATCAATCCGCTTCGCGGGCTTGCCGTCCTTCTTCTCGCTATAGGTCTGGCGGGTCTTGGGATCAAAGAACGCTTTGCAGACCATCTGATAACGCGGATAGCCCTTGTCATTCAGCTTCGCGTAGCCGTCTTGATCCTTCTCTTCTTGGTACTGAAGAAGGACTCCGATCTGCTTCTTCTCGACTGCGGGGATGCGGTAGCCGTCAGAAGAAGAGCCGTTAAGCTGATAGACCTTTGCGGGCTTCGGTTCGCAAGTCTGAAGATTCAGAAGTCCCATCAAGCTCTGGAAGATGGCAAGCCCGAAAGCGTCCGAGCCGTCAGACTTAGCGGTCACGAGTCGCGTGATCACCTTCGTGCCGTCCTGAGAGCCGAGAACGAAGGTCAGCCATTCAGCGCTTGACTTGGGACTGGTTTCGGCTGCGCATTGCCTGATTTCCAGAATGTAAGCGCCCGTGGTGCGGATGCCAGAGGACGAAGAGTCTGCCTTCTCGGCGGTGTTTTCGTTGAAGTTGTAAGTACGCATGATTGTTTTCCTTTGTAAATGCGTTGGTTGGTTTTAGATTTCGTTTGCTTTCTTGAGCGTTGTCTGGATCTCGCTGATCGCTTCGGTCAGATGCTCGTAAGAGTCATTGATGTCCTTGAAGGACTGATCGAATGCGTTCTCATAGAAGCCGTAGCCCTCGGCTCTTGCCGCTAGGTTGTCCACGGCTTCAAGCTCATCAGCAAGGATGTCTTGAATCGCCTTGAGTCGGCTGATCGTCTGCGCCCATTCCAATTCGTAAGTAGTCATCTGTCTGTGTCCTTGTCGGGGCGGTTGTCCCGCCCCTGTTGGTTGGTTCTCTATGCTCCCGTATCAGGGCTGTCGGGGTCAGGTTCGGCATCTGGATCAATGCCTTCGAATGCGCAGAGCGCCTTGTCAACAGCGTCCAGATCGTTCTCAATCAAGTAATCGTCAAAGAGTCCGATGGGCGACTTGACTGTGTCCTGGCCGTTGTTCTTCGTAGTGAAGTGGTAGCCGTTCTGATCGACCTGAGTGCGAAGAACTGTCGTGAAAAGCCCTTCAAGCACTATCTTTTCGTCCAACAGCTTGCCCATCGTCTTGATGCGAATCGTTCCGTCTTCGCCCATCTGGGTGTGGGCTAAGATATAGACGCGCTTAGTAGGTGCAAGCATCGAAGCGCGGAGACAGATGGAATGTCCAGCCTTGGCGATCTGAGAGAACTTCTCGAAGCCTTTCTCATTGACTTTCGCCATGAACATATTGGAAAGGACATACTGAAAATCATCAATAATGATGATTTGAGCTTGCGTCCGTTCCATCGCGCTGATGATCTTCTCGCTGTTGTCGGTCACATAAACATGACCTTTCCAATCGACAGAGCGGAAGGGCAACGGCTTAGAGACGGGCTGAATCAGCAAGCACTTCTGGGGGTCGAGATTGCGGAGACTGGCGGTCTTGCCCGTTCCAGATTCTCCGAGGATCAATGTTGCAATGCTCATTTGATGCTCCTAGATGGGGGCTTGCGCCCCCGTTGGTTGTTCAAAAGGGTTAGAAGGGTGCGGGTTCAAGGTTCTTGAAGAAGTCGCGCCAATCGACGGGACGCTTCGGGAACTTGAATTCGTAGCTTTCGCGGTAAAGGCTTTCAAAGCGTTCGATGTTCCGCTCGAAGTAGCGGGACTCGGTCAGGATGTTCGGATCTGCGATCAGTGCGTTCTCGGTGACTCCCAGAGCCTTGGCGGCTTTTGCGAGTTCAGAAGCGGGAAGATCCTCAATGTGAGCTTCGACCCATTCCATGATCTCGTAGTCTTCGATTTCAGGGCAATAATCGGGGTGGTTGTAAGGCAGAGCGGCGTAGTGCTTGCGTTCCCATGCGGTCATCATGATGTTGCTCCTAGTGTTGTTAAGCGAATGTGGCGATGAAGTGCCAGAGGACTTCCAGACCGATCCAGAAAGCGGCGAAGATGCAGACTCCGCAGATGATCAGATTCAGATCGTTCTCGATCCAAGCGTCAAAGCGCTCTGAAAAGTTCGGCTCACGAAAGATCGGCTTAGACATATCTAGCTCTCCTTCTGATTAGGCGGCTTCGACTTCGGGTATCTCCAAGCCCGTGAGTTCGGGCTTGATGGCGACGGGCTCGGGGAGAAGCGACTGAATCAGCTTCTTCTCGGCGGGATCAAGAGAGACTTCAACGCGATGCCCGTTGGAGTGGATCACGAGGGTCTCAATGTTCCGATAGAAGTATCCCCAAGCGTTGTCGTTCGTGCTAAAGGACACGAGACCATTCAGGTCGGTGCAGTCCTTGATCTGGGTATTGCGCAGGAAGTTGCAGATGTCGATGATCAGGTTGTGAGAGATATTGCACATGGCGTTGTTTGCTCCGTTGCTAAGTGTTGTTCAGAATGCTTACCAGACTAACTGTCTGAAGCGATAAGCATGTTAGCATCCTTCAATTTTGAATGCTAGTGGATTTAGCAATCTTCCGCACAAATATTTAACCCAGATCAAATTTGACTAGACTCGACTAAACAGATGCAGACAACGAAAAAAGCCCCGAATCCGCTAGGACTCAGGGCTTCTAATAGGGTAGGCACTCTCAGGCTAAGAGAGCGTAATCTGTGGCGATTTAGCGCGGTTTAGAGCGCCTTTCCATTGAACGCAAAGACAACTCGACCGATGACGGCTGTATCTGGAAGATCGGCGCGGTTGATCGTGCTAGGCGGGTATGCAGGATTGTCGCTGATCATTGTCAGCGTTCCGTCAAGATTGCGCATGATCCGCTTAATGAATAGGTCAGAGCCGACTCTTAGACAATAGATTCCGTCCCCTCGGAGCGCTTGCTGATTCGTGTCCACTAAGACCAAAGATCTGGCTTCGATTGTCGGTGACATCGAATCGCCTGAAGAACTCACGATTTGCAGGCCATTGAGCGCTGTCACGCCGGGCAGAGAATGAGCGAACCATGCAGCCATATCAACCGCTCCGCGCACCAAGTCGCTGGAGTTCTGACAGCCCCCGCCGCATGATGCATTGACATCAAAGACGGGTATGCGAATGTAGCCCTCTGGCGGAGGGAGTGCAGTCTGCACAGGAATGATCTTCTCAGTCCCCTCTCCCTCTGCGCCTATCAGATCGCTGAGCGAGACCCCCAGAGCGCCACAAATGGCGGTCGCCGTGTCAACAGTCAGCGACTCCATCCGAGTCCAATAGGAGATTGTCGGACGGCTGACTCCCAGATGATTCGCAAGCTGTTGCTGAGTCACGCCCTTTTGTCTCATCAATTCCTTGAGTCTGTTTTGCATGATTGGCACCTCCGCTTCTTAGTTTAAGCAAATCGCTAAAAACTTTAACAAAACAGAAAAGGATTGTGCTAATATTGTCATCGGTCAACACTTTTATCTAGGAGCGAAAAACCGATGACATACAACCCTGTCCAGACTGCTATTGATCGGATCGGGTCTCAGGAAGAACTTGCAAAGCTGATCGGCGTGAGCCGCCCAACTGTCGGCTATTGGAAACGGCAGGGCGTTATCCCTGTCAAGTATTTAGTGCAAGTCTCTGAAGCCGTGAGCATCCCGATTGAAAAGCTGATGAACACGGAACAGTTGAAGGTGTTCCGAGTCGCCAGAGAGGTGCAGTCATGAGTGAGAATCCGAAAATTGTCTATGTCCCTTGGTACATAGCCGACTGGCTTTCTGATGCGCTGAGCCTTGACCCGCATGAGTACTACCTTTATCACCGAATCTTGATGGAGCAGTACAAGGACGGAGCGCCTGTCAAGCGTTCGATGTGCGAACGCATAGCGAACGCTCTGCGAACGCTCTGCGGAGTTGAAGCGACAACTGCACAGGAAAAACTCGCTTTTGTCCTCGAACGCTTCTTTGTCGAGACTGAAGACGGTTTCAGCAACAAAAGAGCCGAATCCGAGATAGCGAAATACGTATCTAAGTCAGAAAAAGCGCGAGAAAGCGCTAAATGCAAAGGAAAGAAGGTAGCGAACGCTGAGCGAACGCTTACCGAACGCAATGCGAACGCTGATCGAACGCTGAGCGGTCGGTCTGCTAATCAGAATCAGAATCAAAATAAATATATAGAAGTAGGGAGCGCAAGCGCTCCTGCATCTTCTGTCGCTGATGCTCCCGAGCCAGAGAAGAAGTCAAAGAAGTCTGAAGCTGTTCAGATGCCAGAGGGGTGTGATCCTCAATGGTGGGCAGATTGGAAGAAAGCAAGAAAAGCACCTTTGACGCAGACAGCATGGAAGCGCTTTATCGCTGAAGCCGACAAAGCGGGGATTACTGCTGTTGAAGCCGTGCGCATTTGTGCCGAGAAGGGTTGGCGGGGCTTTGAAGCCGACTGGCTGAAGAAGGACTCCCAGACTGCTTCTAATGGCTATTCCACGATCAAGCGCACTCCCGAAGAAGAAGCTAAAGCTGTAGCAATGGCTAAAGAGTATTGGGAGCGGAGAGAAGCCGAAGCCCAGAGACAGGCATCTTCTGACCCTTTTGACAGGGCGATGAAGAAGGACAGCGAAAAAGAAGCCGAGAAGCAGATCGAAGATGCTCTCGGCGGGTTTGGGATGATCCATAACGTGAGGGGGCGTTACTAATGTCCCTCACGGATCTGAATTATACGCCCGAGAGCTTTACGAGGGTTCACTTTGAATTCTCGGACATTGACCGAGATTACTCAGGACTTTCTTTTGGCTCCCTCTGGATCACAGTCCTTCGATCCGATCAGATCAGGCCAGACGGGCTTGAGCTTTTCTCGCTCAAGGATGTCTTTATCGGCTACGCAACACCGAGCCAATACAGCCGAGCCAAGAAGCTCTTTGATTTCCTGAAAGCCTTAGAGACTCCGCCGCACTTCATCCAGATGAACGGGACTCAGGGCTTCGTCTATCACGATTTCACGAACAACAAACACATAGAACTAGGAGCATAGAACTATGACAACCGAAAGCGCTCAATTCTTTGAGCAAGCCTATAGAGACTTGAAGAAGTCTCAGCATTTCCACAAGCCCGAAGACTTTGAGGACGGAGTCGAGCTTATTCAGCTTGGCGGTCTCAAGGGCGATCCTCTGATCTTTGATCCTCGCATGGAATTCCGTAAAGGAGAGGTCACAGTCTGGGCGGGATCAAACGGCAACGGCAAGAGCCTTGTAACGGGGCAGGTCGCTTTGCAACTTGCCCGCGAGGGTTCGCACAAGGTCGCAATCATCTCTCTTGAGATGTCTCCAGAGCGCACTCTTTATCGCATGTGGAGACAGTTTCTCGGACATACCCCGACCCCAGAGGACTCAGCAAAGGATTTTCTGACGAAGCTCCAAGAGCGGATGACGCTTCTGAATGTTCTCGGAGACGCAGATACAGAAGTCATCTTGGGCGCGATTGTTGTCGCGGGTCTTCCCTTCGCTCGTGACGGATGGGGCTGTGATCACATCTTCGTTGATAACTTGATGTGTGTTGTCCACGGCGACAACGGAGAGAAAGCGCTCAATGAGCAAAAGGACTTCGTCAACATCCTTTGTCAGCTTGCCAAGGCTCTGCGGATTCACATTCATCTTGTCCACCATGTCAAGAAGCAAGGCTCGGAAGAGGACAGAGTCGGCAAGTTCGACATCAAAGGCTCGGGAGCGATCACGGATCGGGTTGACAACTGCATCTTGATCCAACGGAACAAAGCCAAAGAGAAGAAAGCCAACGATCACAAATTGTCCTACCAAGAGGACGCTGACGCTCCCGACTCTTGGCTGACTGTTTGCAAGCAGAGAAACGGCGATTGGGAAGGTGAAGTTTCGCTCTGGTTCGATCCTGCAAGCGCCGCATTCTGCGCTAATCCCGACAGAAAAATTCGTTGGTTCTTGGATGAGAAGTAAAGAGAGAGGACGCAATGATTTTTGGAACATTGACCCGCGATCAGAAAGCTGAACTGAAGGACGGCATGGAAAAGATCGCCACGCACTACGGGATCGAAATCCAGCAGGCCAAGCTCTGCGAGGAGTGCGGTGAGTACATAACCGAGGTCAACAAAAGCAATATCGCCTGCATGATGTATCGCCCCGAGGACAGCATCGGACGGCATCTGGATCGCCAGAGCGAGGAATTTGCCGACATGGCGGTTGTCTGGCTCGAAGTTTTCTACCTCATGCATCCCGAGCGCCAGAAGCAAGTTCTCGACACGATGCTCATGAAGGTTCGCCGTCAGCTTGATCGCATCGAAAAGGGGGATCGGGAATGACTCTGCTAGCGCTGTATATCTTCCTGAATTCCGATCAGGTCTTTACTCCCAAATCGCTCTTTGATGAAGCTAATAAGGAAATTCGCAGCTTGCCCGAGAATGAGGATCAGCTTGTCAGTCTGATCTATGGACTTCTGGAAAGTCTTGCCGATGCCCACATGGCAGAGCGCATCAAGACTGAAGACGGCGAAGACGCTTACAGAGCGATCCGTCCCTTTGATCGAGCCGCTTACCTTGACAAGGGGGGCGAATGATGAAGCGTCTTGCACATACCAAAGGGGGCGGCGGTGCGCTTGCGGTTCTCTGGGCGCTTGCATCGAATCCGTGGATGACAGTCGTAGACCTGAGTGAGTGCCTTGGCCTTTCTCGGGGCGCGGTCGAGTCTGCTCTTAGAACCTGCATCCGTCGGGATCTTGTCGCTGTTGACTATCAAGCAAAAGATCTAGGACTTGCAGGGCGGCATCCGATTCGGTGCTTTGCCCTGACTAACTGCAAATTCGCGGATTCGTCACAGCCTGACTGCGTTCTGACGGCTCAGCAGATCTGCGAGATCCTTGCAGAGTCGCCAGACATGACAGCTCGGGAGATTTCCGACCTGATAGGAAAAACCCGCGAATGTGTGCGCCTGGCTCTCGTCAAATTGATCCGAGAAGGGCGTGTCATCGCTGAGATGGATCAGAGAGCGCTCATTGACAAGAACGGGCGCAACTTCCTGAAGACCGTAAAGATTTATTCGCTAAAGGGGATGCCGCTATGAGGTTTTTGCTTTTGGATGTCTTGCGCTGTCTGCATTCTGGATACGGGCGCACAGCGCGAGAGGTCGCAATGATGAGCGGTCACAGCCGTCTTGCAGTCGCCATCGCGCTCTGGATTCTGATCAAGCTAGGCAAAGCGACTCAGGGCGCTGACCTGACCATCCAGAAGACGCGAGACGCTTTTATCTATCGGGACATTGAGGTCTATCGGAGAAAAGAAGATGATTAAGTTAGGTGAATGGGTAGAGCTTAACACTCGGGATGTCAACACGCTCCCGCCCCCCTTTGAGACGCTAGAGGTCGAGACTGTTGCAGGGGCGCTCTTTTCGACCTGCCCGCAGTATGTCCTCTGCTCTGGGATTCGGAACGGAGTTAAGAGCTTTGAAGCGCACTTTGCACATGACAAAGTGAAGACGCTCCCCCTTCATGCCATCAAGCGGTGGAGAGTTCGCAAGATGGGGGTCAGAGCATGATCATCCTGAAAGACATCATCGAGCATGATGAAAAGCCCGTAGTTTGCTTTGAGAGCGCTCTGAAGCCAACGGGAAAGGCAAGACCAAGGCTCAGCCTGTCGGGACACGCCTATACGCCAAAAAACACGGTTCTCGCTGAGAATCGTCTGAGCCTTGACTGTCGCAGGGCTATGAATTACGAGAACAGGCCGAGCGATAAGCCCTGTCGCGTCTTGATTCAAGCGCAGTTCCAGATCCCGCGCTCTCTGTCTCAGCCGAAGCAAATAGCCATGTTCGGCTGCGCGGTCACAAAAAAGCCCGATGCAGACAACATCGCCAAGTTGGTCTTGGACGCTCTGAACGGCATCGCTTACCGAGATGACAAGCAAGTCTATGCCGTCAGCATTGAAAAGATCTATGCCCGTTCGAATGCTGTCTCTGTCGCTGTCTTGGAGAAGATCGAATGAATGCAGTCCCGTTGTCACTAGACGAAGCGAATGCCTTTGTCGCGCAAAACCACAGACACCACAAGCCTGTGCATCGTGACAAGTTCCGAATCGGTGCAATGAGTGAAGGTCATCTTGTCGGCGTTGTGCAAGTCGCTCGGCCTGTCTCCCGAATGCTTGACGATGGCAAGACTGTCGAGGTCGTTCGGCTCTGCACAGACGGAACGAAAAACGCTTGCAGTTTCCTTTATGCCAGAGCCGCCAAAGTCGCCGCTCTGATGGGATTCAAGAGGATTGTGACTTACATCTTAGAGACGGAGTCAGGTCACAGTCTGTCGGCTTCTGGATGGCATTGCGATAAAGAAAAAGCGGGCGGTGGCTCTTGGAGCAGACCATCGAGACCCAGAGAGTCAACCGCTCCGCTTTGCGCTAAACGGCGCTATGTGAAGGAACTTTCATGACTGAAGTAGACACGAGAGAACTAAGAGCCTTTCGCCCTCGCATCTGGAATTGGGCGAGAGCCTTTAGAAACAGACTGCACAGAGGACAGTCCCCATTGGCGGCAGTTATGAGAGAGCTTGCAATGCGGGCGGGAGCCAAAGCACCGAATCCCGTCCCCGATGATATGTACTGCAAGATTGACTACAAGGACGCTGACCTCTTAGACCAATGCGCTCTCAAGTTGAGTCGAGAGCGTCTGGACATCTTGCGTATTGAATATCTGGACACGCACTCAACACTTGACTATGAGACCGATTCGGACTGTCGCAGAGCCATGAGAAGCAGAGCCAGAGCGATGGGCTTGAAGTCTTCCCGCTATTGGAAAGAGTTCCTTTTGGATGCCGAGAATGCGCTCATGCTGAGAGTCCACGCTGTCGAGTGTTGTCAAGGTCTTGACGGACTTGACAACGCCGATTAATGCGGTATTATTCGACCCGTGGAGAGTTCCGCTTGTGACGATGGATGCCGTTAGGCATCCGTCATTGCACCCAGAAAACTCCGCTCTATACGTTCTCTAGTTTGCTCCTAGACTACGTTGTTCAGAGAAGACCCCGATGGATCGTAGATCTGTCGGGGTTTTTCTTTGCCTCGTGTTCCCGCTCTGGATGTTTGCATCTAACGGGCTTTGCTATCGCCGCTCTCGGGTGCTTTTATCGGTTCGTTCCCGAGAGCGGTTCTTTTCTCCCCTCGCTTTCTGCGAGTTGCAATCTCATGAAAAAGACTGTTGACCTTCAGATCGTTTATCGCGATCCCAAGGAGTTAGTCCCTTACGTAAACAACGCCCGCACTCACTCAGATGAGCAAGTGCGCCAGATCGCCGCATCCATTAAGGAGTTCGGTTTTAATGACCCTGTCGAGCTTGACGGCGACCGAGGGATCATCTCGGGGCATGGCAGAGTGCAAGCCGCTCTCTTGCTCGGTCTGGATCGCATTCCGACTGTTGATCTTCATGGCCTGAGTGAAGCCCAGAAAAAAGCCTACATTCTGGCGGCAAACAAGATCGCCCTCAATGCCGATTGGGATCGTGATCTTCTAAAGCTCGATCTGGAATACCTGAAGACGATGGAGGGGGGCATAGTTGATTTGACGGGCTTCAACGAATCGGAACTCGATGACATCTTTGAAGTCGCAGAGGATGAAGAAAACCCGTATACCGACAAGATAGATGTCCCGCAATACGAGGTCAAGGGGACGAATCCAAGGCTGTCGCAATGTCTCGATACATCGAAAACAGATGAACTGATCAAGGACATCGAGACGGCAGACATTACAGCCGAAGAGCGTGACTTCTTGATCAAGGCGGCTCAACGTCATACCGCTTTCAACTATTCTGCGGTCGCTGAGTACTACGCTAACGCATCAAAAGAGATGCAGAGATTGATGGAGCAATCTGCTCTGGTGATCATTGACTTTGACAACGCCATGCGAGAGGGCTTTGTCCGACTCTCCAAAGAACTGAAAGCACAGGCGGGGGTCGAAGATGCGTCATGACTCCTTTGCCGCTCTCATCCTGACCCACGGACGGCCTGACAACGTAATCACAGAGCGCACTCTGAGAAGACAGGGCTATACGGGACGCATTGTCTTTGTCCTTGATGACGAAGACAAGACCGCAGACCTATATCGCAAGAACTTCGGCTCGGATGCCGTGAGGGTCTTCTGCAAGCAAAGATATTTTGATGAGTTCGACACATTTGACAATGACGGCTCTCGGTCTGTGATCTTTGCCGCCAGAAACGCTGCATTTGACATCGCTTCCGATCTCGGACTGACCTACTTTCTAGAACTCGATGACGATTACACATCTTTCCAATATCGTCACCTGAAAGACGGAAAGCTCGGCGTGATCGAATTCACCGATCTGGATGCCGTATTCGATGCGTACCTTGATTTTCTGGACACAAGTAAAGCCAAGAGCGTTGCATTCGCTCAAGGTGGCGACTTCATCGGTGGCGCTCAATGCCCGAACATTTATAAAGGTCTGCTCCGCAAGGCGATGAACTCTTTCTTTTGCCGAACGGACAACCGCTTCGCTTTCTCGGGTCGTATCAATGAGGATGTGAACACATACACGATGCTGAGTAATCGAGGGGATCTGTTCTTCTCGACAGCCCGCTCCATGCTGACCCAGAAGCAGACACAGTCGCAGTCTGGCGGGATGACGGAAGCCTATTTAGACAGCGGCACATATTTGAAAACCTTCTATAGCGTGATTTGCTCTCCGCAAGCAGTCAAGATCGCAACGATGGGAGACACGCACAAGCGCATCCATCATCACATCAATTGGAATGCTTGCGCCCCGAAAATCCTGAATGAGAAGTATCGAAAGGTCTGATCATGGAAACGAAACCGAAAATCGAGCTTGATCTGCAACAGGTCGAAGTCCTCGCTTCTCGGGGACTGACCAAAGAACAGATCGCAGACGCTCTCGGGATGTCCTACTCGACCCTAAACAGGCGGCAGAACGATCCCGAATATGCGGCAGATTTGGAAGCCGCCATTAAAAGGGGAAAAGCCAAGGCAATCTCTTTTGTGGCGGGCAAGCTACAGAAGTTGATCGAAGAGGGAAATCTCGGGGCGATTTGCTTCTACCTGAAGACACAAGGCGGATGGTCTGAAAAGTCCGAAATGACCTTCAAGGGCGATGCAAAGAATCCGCTGACGATTGATAACCGAGTCCCTGACTTGTCTCCTGATCAGGTCATGGAATTGATGCTAAAGCGTAATGCAAGACCTGAGTCCTGACATCGTTGAGATCATCATGGCTCGAAAGCACTTCGGGCTTTTCGTTCAATACGTTGATCGGACTTTTAGCGCGGGCTGGGTTCACGCTCTGGTCTGTAACGCTCTAGATCAGTTTCTTGCGGATGTCGTAGCAAAGAAGTCTCCGCGACTCATGATCACGATGCCGCCCAGACACGGCAAATCGCAGTTAGTTTCTAGGCTGTTTCCCGCTTTCGCTCTAGGTCGCTTTCCCGATTTGTCCTTCATTGGGACTTCGTACTCTGCGGGTCTGGCTGACTCCTTTAGTAAGGACATTCAGCGCATCATTGACTCAGACGAATATCGGGCAGTCTTCCCAGAAACGCAACTCGGAACTGGCAAGACGGGAGACGCATTGCGCCAGACTTCAGTCTTTGAAATCCGAGGACACAAAGGGCGGTATCGCTCTGCGGGCGTTGGCGGCGGCATTACGGGACACGGCGGCGAGATTCTTCTGGTCGATGACCCGTTCAAAGATCATGAAGACGCAGACAGCGCAACACAGCGCGAGAAGGTCTGGAATTGGTATACCTCAACGCTGTATACCCGAAAGGCTCCAGGCGCGGGAATCATCGTCATAAATACCCGATGGCATTGTGATGATCTGAGCGGAAAGCTATTAGATGCAGAAGCGAGAGGTCAGGGCGACAAGTGGCAAGTTTTGAACTTCCCCGCGATTGCCGAGCATGATGAAAAGTACCGCAAGACGGGAGAAGCGCTCCACCCAGAGCGCTACGAGTTGCAGAGCCTTGAGCAGATCAAGACCGCAATCGGCTCCCGAGATTGGCAGGCACTCTATCAGCAACACCCCGTCCCCGATGGTGGCGCACTCTTCAAGAGTGAATGGGTCAAGCATTGGAGCGCGGCGACTCTGCCCACGATGGACAGGGTTATCGAATCTTGGGATATGACCTTCAAGGACGGAGTGCATTCTGACTTTGTCGTGGGTCAGGTCTGGGGTAAGAAAGGCGCTAACTATTACCTGTTGGATCAGGTGCGCGGGCGTTGGGATTTTGTTCACACGCTCAGCATGGTCAGGCTTCTGAGTCAGAACCATCCCACGGCGTGGACGAAACTTGTCGAAGAAAAAGCCAACGGCGCAGCCGTAATGAGTTCTTTGCACTCGACTGTCGGGGGCTTCGTTCCCATTGTCCCGAAGGAAAGCAAAGAAGCAAGAGCATTTGCAATCACGCCGCTCTTTGAAAGCGGGAATGTCTATCTGCCGCCGCTTGAGACGGATTGGGTGCATCGTGACTTGATTCCCGAGTTGATGCAGTTCCCGAGCGGGGCGCACGATGACCAAGTTGACGCAATGACACAAGCTTTGTCCTACTTGAAAGAGTTCGGATCTGGCTACGCCATTGGAGACGATTAAATGACTGAGAGAAAATTGAGCATCGTATCCGATGACGATGACAAGCAGATCGTGAATCCGATCACAGAAGAGCGGGGTCTTTTCGATCCCGCTTTCTCTTTTGGAGCGGGATCTCTGTCTGCATCGAAAGCGCACACGGCAAGCCTGAAGAAAGCAATGGATGCCGCTTTCGGCGGCTCTGTGCAGATGCTCCCTGCCGTGAATCCCGATGTCTATCTTCATGGCTTCATTGGCTACGGCAGACTGCAAGCGCTCTCGCAGGATGCGGTTGTCAGACTCATGATCGGCACTCGCACGGATGAGATGACCCGTCGCTGGATCTCCTTCAAGGATGTCGAGCCAGAGACCGCTCAGCGCTTTGAGGAGTGGATTAAGGACAACGCTCTGAAAGCGACAGTCCAGAGAGCCGTCTCGACCTGTGGATTCATGGGCGGGGCTTACATCTTCGTAGACACCGACACCGAGGACACGGCAGAGCCTTTGAATTGGAGCGCTCACAGCACCGAGTTCGGGCGCTTGTCTTTCAGGGTCATTGATCCGATCTTTGTCGCTCCACAGGCTTTTAATGCAAACGATCCTTTGAGGGCTGACTTTTACAAGCCGAGCGTCTTTCTTGTCATGGGCAAGCCCGTCCACAGGTCGCGCTTGATCCGCATCGTTGAGAATGAACCGATCGACATTCTGAAACCCGCTTATAACTTCTTGGGCATCCCTCACGCTCAACTGCTTGAAGACTATGTCCGAGACTTCAGAGAGAACCGCGAAGCCGTCAATCGCTTGCTGAAAAAATTCAGCGCGTCCTTCTTGAAGATGGACATCAAGAATTGGCTGTATGCGGGCGGCGCTAGATCTCAGGTCGAGAAGCGAATCGAGAACTTCATTAGATGGCGGAACAATGACGGGTGCGCAGTCATTGACAAGGACAGCGAAGACTTTGCGCAGGTCAACACTCCACTGTCGGGTCTGGATGCTTTGCTTTCGCAGAGCTTGCAGTTCGCTGTGGCTGTCAACAGGACAAATGTCGTTAAGACGCTCGGCCTGAGTCCTGCGGGATTCAACACGGGCGAATCCGACATCAAGGTGCATAACGACCTGATCAGCGCTTTGCAAGAGAAGGTCTTGCGCCGTCCTTTGGATCGCATTCTGCAAGCGATTGCGATGCACCTTGGGCTTGACGCTCCGTCCTTCGACTTCTGCCCGCTCAATGAAGAAGATCAGCGCACTTTGGCTGATACCGAGAAGGTACTTGCCGACACCCTCGCGGTCTATCTTGATCGCGGAGTCATGAGTCCAGACGAAGCCCGCGATGTTGTTCAAAACACGGAATACAGCACGATTGCGAACAGCTTGCAGGGCGGCGCTCCAGAGGGCATCGAAAGCCCCGAGGACGATCCCTTCTCTGCGCTAAATGGTGGCGAGAATGCAAAGCCCTGATCTCGACATTAAGCCGACAAAGAGCCGCGTCTTGCATACCAATGCAGGGCTGAAGTCCCAATATACGAGACTGCTTATCAAGATCGTCAGAGAACTGTCTACCGAGGTCGCTACGGCGATCAAAGAGCAATGGCGACAGGATGAGTCACAGATCGTTGGAGACGATAGCCCCGTCAGTCGCTTGCAGTCCCTACTGACGGCGGCTCGGGAGCGATTCGCTGCTCGGATTGATTTCACGGCTCCGCGCTTGGCTCAGTGGTTTGTCGAGCGTGTCAGAAACGGCGTTAACAAGGCTCAAAAAGAGTCCTTCATGGCGGCAGGTCTTCAGGGCTTCACAGTCTCATTTGAGACGGGGACTTTGACGCAATCCGTCGTGGAGTCGCTTGTCTCCGAGAACGTGAATTTGATCAAGAGCATCGGCAGTCAATATTTGACGGATGTCGAAGGGATTGTCATGCGTGGCGTGACCGCAGGCCGAGACTTGAAACAGATCAGCACGGAACTCAAAAAGCGCTACGACATTACAGCCAGACGCGCCGCAATGATCGCCAGAGACCAAGCCAACAAAGCGACTCAAGGGATCAGCCGCGCCAACTGTCTGGATGCGGGGATCAGTAGAGCGGAATGGATTCACATCCCTGGCCGCAAGTCTGAGCGCCGAGTGCATCGCTCTTGGAACGGCAAGCAGTTCGATCTGTCAAAAGGACTCTACAACCCAGAGACGAATCAATGGGAACTGCCAGGACA